CGCTTGGAGATGTAGGGGATGGTGGTCTCTCTCTTGAGGGTCATGCCGGCGGTGTTGGGGCCGAACAGGCCGTCGATCTGGGCGCCCCACTGCATCAGCTCGTTGAGCTCGATCTGGTCCTGGCCGCGCAGCAGGGGTGATTTCACGGTGAGGCGCAGGAGCTTGCCGTCGACCCGCAGGCCGGTCGAATCGAGGATGCCCTGCTTGTCGAAGATGTGGATGGTGCGGTTGACCTGGTGGGTGAGGAACTCGTGGGCCAGGCGCGAGCCCGGTGCCGAGAGGTCGCGGGCGATCTCGGCGAGACGGGACTGGATCTCCATGGCCGAGCGCGGCGTCTTGCCCGGCGTATCGAGCTCGTCGATGAACAGGCCCTTTTTGATGTTAGTGCGCTGGTCAGACAGGATGAGCTGCGCGACGTCGAACTGCGCGGCCGACTGCAGCGGCTCGATCTTGCCCTCGCGGCTCTTGGGAATGAAGGTGCCGGGCGCGAGCGTGACGTTGTCGGGATTGAACACGCCGTCGTCGTCGTAGGTCCACACGCCGCCCAGCGCGAGCTCGGCGTTCTCGAGGATGAGCTGGACGGTGAGGTTGCAGGTCTTGACCGCCGGCATGACCAGCATGATGGCGCCGCGGCCCCACGCATCGACGCCGACCTTGGACCAGCGGGCGGTCGCCCACGGGCACGAGCCGAGGCCCTTGAGGTCGTTGTCCCAGATCACGCCCTGCTGGTTGTATTCGGGGATGACGACGAGCTGCTTGTACTTGTAGTCGACGTCGGTCGAGCAGTCCCAGGTGGCAGTGTGGACCTTGAGCTCGCGGCGCGGGTCGATCTTCATGTCCTGCATGAAGCGCGGCGGGAAGGTCGCGACGTTCTGGAACTCGTCGTAGACGTCCTCGATGGGCTGCTTGTCGCGCCACTGGAACCAGCCTTTGATCTTGCCGCCGGCGCCCGGAAGGATGGCGATGTGGGTCATCGGCACGGCCTTGAAGACGACGTCGCCGGGGTAGCGGCCGGGCTCCTGGGCGACATTTAGCGTGCCGATGGCGAAGTCGATCATGGCCTCGCTCATCTCGGTACCGAAGTTGGAACTCTGCCAGCTGGTGTGGATCATTCGGGTCAGAAGCTCGAGCTTCATCTGGCCCTCGACACCCTTCAGGTGGTCGGGTGCGTCGAGACCGTAGTCGAGAGTGAAGATCTCGCCTGCTTCCGGAAAGAAGCCAGATGTAAGACGGCTTGCCAGACGAGGCACTCCGACTACAGCCGTCTCGTCGTAGATGAAGTCGGTGGTGCTCTGGCCGGGGGCCGGGCTTTCGAAGAAGGCTTCGCGATTGGGCAGCACGAGCTCGTAGATCGACTGCCACATGGGAATCCACGGCTGGCGCCGGCGCATGGCTTCCTGGTGGTACTTCTCCCACTGCTTGTAGAGTGTGGGATCGGCCGATCCTGACTTCACGGATGGCGTGATTTGGGTGTCGGTGTAGTCCTTCTCGGGCGCGGCTTCTGATTTGCGCCTTGTCCGCTTGGGGTAGGGCGGGCTGGGCGTCGGCCCGGGCGCGCCGTTCTGGGGAACGCGGGAGGCCATCAGCCGCCGAGGCGGGCGGCATTGCCCAGCGTGCGGGTATCGCCGTAGCCCGAGTAGCCGGCGGTCATGAAGCGCTGGATGCCGCCGCCGCGGATGCGCTGCTGGCGCAGGCTTTCCTCCTGGGCAGCCGTGGCGTCGGTTTTGGCCTGCTCGGCATCGGCCAGGCCCTGCACGCGCTGGGCTTCGGCCTCGTTGCTGGCGGCCTGCGCCCGCTGGTCGTTGAGCATCTGCTGGGCGACGTCAGCGGATTTCTTGGCGGCCTGTTCCTGGGGCGATCCAAAGGGGTAGTCGGTCGGCCACGAGGTCTGTCCGCCGCCACCTGAGAAGAAGCTCATGGGTCGGCTCCTTTCTGTCTGGAAGGCAAAGTCAAAGCGTCGCTTTGACTGGGAGGACAGTCTAGCACCATGGCCGGGGCGGTGGACAGGATGGAGCAACCACGATGCGGGCGCCTTCGTTGATCAACTCGTGCCACAGCCGGGCCGGGGTCCAGGTGCGGTAGCGGAACTCGAGGCCGAGCATCTGGCGGACGTAGGTGACGCAAGTCAGTGGCCAGAGGCCATTGGGCATGCGCGGGCGCGGCAGGACGTCGCCGCCGTAGTAGAACAGCATGGCGCCTTCGCGGCAGACGCGATTGTGCAGCTGCTGGACCTGGAACTCGTTCAGCAGCACGGCAACGGCGCCCATGAACGACCATTCGGTGTAGAGCCAGCGCGATTCGCCGATCTCGACGCGCTCGTAGGGCCTGAGCAGGAAGACGTGCTGGAAGGGCGGCGGCATGCGGAACGGGCGCATGGTCCAGTGCTGCCAGCACGGCACGAAGCAGACCTGCCAGGGCTGCTTCCACGGCCGGTAGGTGAGGCCCGGCGTGATGCGCGGCCGAGTCAAAGCAGGCTTTGACTCTGACTTAGCGCGCCCAGCGGCCGAAGCGGGAGGAGCCGCGGGTGCGCTCGGCCTGGCGGGCCAGCGGATGCGAGAGGCGGCGAACGGTGACGACACGGCCGGGGTTGCCCGAGGTGAGCACCGGCTTCCATTCGCCAGCACCGATATTAGCGTACTGGTCTGCGTCATGGATGTGGGAGTAGCGGTTCTTGTTGGGCTTGCTGTCATAGAGGCCGGAGCGGATGCCGCCGACCGGCTTGTAGTGATAGGCGCCGCGGGCGCCGGCGATGAAGGTCTTGCAGTGCGGGCTGACGAGGAAGGCCGGGCCGTCGGCGGTGATGGCGCTCATCAGCGCCGCGGTCGCCTCGATGCGGACAAGAGGATCGTTAGTAGGTGCAGCTTTCGCAGGGATGCCATTAGCACGAAGTATCTGCGAGGGCGCGTCATCGGAGGTCTCCTTCAGGTCGTCACCCGAGGGGTCGCCGTAAATGTCGAGGCGGAAGTCCTGCCAGCCCAGGCGCACGAGCTCGCGCTTGATGGCGAGGGCGAAGGTCTTGGTCGAGACGCCCGACAGGCAGAGCTCATGGAGCAGGCGCATCTGGTGGCCGACCTTCTGCTTGAAGGCGGCGGCCGGGGTGCGGCCGTAGTCGAGGCCGATGATGAGCGGCAGGCCGTGGATCGGCAGCAGCCTCTCACGGGCGACATGGATATTGTCGTTCCATTCCTTCTCGTAGACCGCCTTGCCGGCGATCAGGGTGGCGTAGCGGTTGAGGATGTAGATGTTGATCCAGGTGCGCGACTTCCCGGCGATCATCTGGGTGTAGTAAGCCTCGCCGAGGATCGGGTTCTCGCGCTCGGGATTGATTTCGTACCCCGTAAGAGTTTCGCCCTCGAACTGCTCAAGCATCGCCGGGGGTTGGGTGAAGAACGACCACGACGGAGGTTTGACATAAAGCCGCAGTTCCTCAGCGTTCATCCAATCCGGGGGATCTGCATCTCCGGCGATGATCGGAATCCAGTGCTCCTCGCCTGGCGAGTTGGTATCCATGATGATGCCAGCCCAGGTTGGGCCGCCCATGGCGGGGTCCGGATAACGACCTACGCGGCCCGTGAGGGCGTCGAGAATATCCTTCTGGACCTCACGCGCTTCATTGATCATCGCTCCGGTGACTTCGAGGCTGAGAAGCTTCTTGATGTCGTCCGGACGATCGAGCGCGAGAAAGATGACTTCTGCGTCGACAGTCGTGCGGTCGGGCATGTCGTAACGCAGGTGGTGCACAAACGGCGGTGACCATGAGAAGTGGCCGAGGCTTTCGGGCACCCAGCGCAGCCAGGTCTTGACGGTGGTTAATTTAAGTTCCGGGAACGTGTTGCGAACGATGACCCAGCGCGTGTAGCGGGTGGCCGATTCGATCTCGCCCGAAGGGGCATAAACGACGTAGGGTTTCTGCTGCTGGGCGCGCTTCAGGATCTCGTGCACGCACAGCACGGTCTTGCCGCTGCCGAACGGCCCGCGGATGCAGCGCACGAAGTCGTCGCAGTCCATGAAGGCCTGGCCGACGGCGCCCGGAGCATGGAAGGGCGCCGCCTGCATGACAGGTGGAGAGGACGTCTTAGGCTTGCGCCCAGGGCTCCGCCCACCTGCGGTAGGCAGAGCGGAGCGCCGGGCCATCAGGTGCTAACCTTGGTTAGCACCATCAGCGAATGATCGCGTCCTGCGGGATCGGATCAGGCCGGCCGCCACGATAGGCCGGCAGGTTGGGATCGAGGTTGGGATTGGCGTCGCCGCGTCCCAGCACGCCGCCTTCCGGTGGCGGTGCCTGCTCGGGGCCTTCGACCGCCCAGTAGCGCGCCGTCTCCATCAGGGCAGCGCTGATCAGGGCGATCTCCTTAACATCGCTGTCGCCATCATCCTTGATCTCGACCTGGGCCCGCGCCGCGGCGATCGCGGCATCGAGCGAGGTCCAGTCGACCGGGTCCATGATGATGCCGTCGCAGCCCAGCCAGACGTCGTCGGCGCCGACGATCTCGTGCAGCTGGGCGATGCGGGCCTCCTCGGCCTCGACCATCTTGACGGCGTCGATCCTGAACTGCTGGCCTTCGCCGCCTTTCAGCTTGCGGGCATCGTCGACCGAGAACTTGGGCAGCAGCGTGATGTCCTCGAGATGAAGCTTGTTGATCACTTCGCCCTCGCGAGCTTCCACCGTGCCCTGGCCTTCGGGGCGGATGCCGGGCTGGCCGCGATGGCGCGGCACCGGCTGGGGCTGCAGGGCGACCGAGAGCTTGCCGCCGGCAATCTTGGGCTGGGCAATCAGGCGAGCCTCCTCGGCGCGCTGCTCGTCCTCGGTCGGCTGGTGCTCGTTGCGCATCTGGGCGTAGGACTTCTGGCGCTCGCGCTCGTCCTTCGAGGGCGGCGTCATGCTGTCGGGCGTCAGCGCATTGTCGGGCGTAACTGGTTCGTTGCGGGCAATCGCGGGATCAATCCCGCCGAGGGTGGTGTTCTGGTCAGGGCGCTCAGGCATGGGGGGCTCCAATCACGGTCCAGCGCTTCAGTTCGCGCAGCGCGTCGGCAGTATGCTTGAGGTCGCCACGCTCGACCACCGACAAGGCGTGCAGGATCTGGTCGTGCAGCAGTTGCGGGACGTTGCCGCGCACTTCCTGGCCGTCGCGGCCGACCACCAGGTTATGGCCGATCGCCAGCGTCTTGAGCTCCTCGATGCGCTCCAGCTCGGCATCGACCAGCTTCCTGGCGGTGGACTTGAGCAGCATGAGCTGCTCTTCGGCCGAGGGCAGCACGCCGGCAGCGCGCTTGCGCGCCTCGTCATCGGTCTTGGCCGGCGGCAGCTTCGAGGCCTGCTGGGCCTGGCGCGTGCGCGCCGCATTGACCTCGG